TCCGTGTCGAGGGCTGGCTTTGGCACCGCACTGATTCTTGGTCCAAACGCTCCGTACCCCACGGCACGGACAGCAGTGTACACGGACCTGCCTTCGATGATAACAGCCGGATACTCGACAACGGACGAGGAGTACATCGCTGCTTCGAAGCTGTTCTCGCAGTCACCGCGCCCGACCCGATTCAAAACGGGCCGGATTGACGTCGGAGACGCCGACATCACAGCAACGCTGAACGCCATCGTCAACGAAGACAACGACTGGTACGGTCTTATCTACACGGACCACACCAAGGCCAACGTGCAGCTTGCTGCCGCATGGACCGAAACGCAGAGGAAAGTCTACGCTACGTCGAGTGACGAAGCCGCTATCCTCATTGCACCAGACACGACCTCAATCGCCTACCTGCTCAGTCAGTCGGCGTACGTTCGCACCACGCTGCTTTACAGCGCAGTAGCGGACACCGAGTTCCCGGAAGCTGCCGTCCTCGGACGTTTGCTGCCGCTCGACCCCGGAAGCTACACGATGAAGTTCAAGACGCTGGCCGGGATTACGGTCGACACGCTCACATCAGCCGAGAAGACACAGGCCCACTCGACGTACTGCAACACCTACACGACCGTGGGTGGTGTCAACATCATCGAGGAAGGCAAGGTCAGCGGCAACGAGTGGTTCGATACGATCGTGTTCATCGACTGGGTACAGGCCCGAATCACAGAAGGCGTGTACACCGTCTACGTCTCGAACGACAAGCTGCCCTACACCGACGCAGGTATCGCGGCCCACGAAGCTGAAATCGCCAAGGTCGGCGACCTCGGTATTCAGCGTGGCGGCGTATCACCCTACGCGGAGGACAGTGATGGAAACCAGATAGGCGGCTACTTTATCACGCTGCCGAGGCTGGAGGACATCAGCACGGCGAACAAGAACAACCGCATATTGACGGACGTCAAGTTCACCTTCTACCTCGCAGGAGCAATCCACGCGTCGGTTATTCAGGGAATCGTGACGGTATAAGTTGACAAACACAAATAACGAGGAGACGAACCATGCCCGTAAGAACCTATGACCCGAAAGCGATAGCGCTCACGGTCGGTGGTGTTCCGATTACCGGATTCGCAGACGGCACGTACATTCTCGTCGAACGCGCAAACGACACCTTCACCAAGGTAGTCGGCGCAGACGGCGAGACAAGCCGAGCCAAGTCGCAGGACCGGAGCGGTCGTATCACCATCACCCTCGCTCAGACGAGCGGCTCGAACGACTACTTGTCCGCTGTGGCCAAGCGCGACGAGGAGTTCAACGCTGGTGTTGTACCGATTCAGGCCAAAGACGTCCTCGGCGCTTCCACTGCCTTTTCCGGCAGCGGCTGGGTCGTGAAGCCACCCAACATGGAGTACGGCAAGGAAATCAACAACCGGGAGTGGATGTTCGACTGCGCCGACCTCACGATGTTTACGGGAGGCAACGTCGCGGCGTAACGCAAGACGAGGTATCTTCCTGCCCTCCGGGCGTCCGGACCTATGTCTGGTCCACCCCGACCTCGCGAGTGGCAGGACGATACCTCCCCGGCGCTTCCTAAGCGCTTAAATTGAACCTAGCAGGAGGAGAACCCGTGAAGGAACTAAAGGAGAAGGTCCGGAGCAAAGAGATAGACGGTGACAAGTACACCGTGACGCCGTTCCTCGGCATTGAAGGCTTCAAGGTCAAAACCAAGCTGCTGTCCAAGCTGGCACCGTCCATCGGCGGCGCACTGGGCAGTATACCACCCGGCTCAAAAAGTATAGGCGACGTAGATGTAGGCAAGGTGCTCGGTCCCGGTACGCTGGACCGTCTAGCCGACGTACTTGACGAGCGCGAATTGACGGAGTTCATGCTGCGCTTGCTTAAGTCTACGACGTGCAACGACAAGGAGATAACGGAGGAGTTCTTCAACCTCCACTTCGCAGCGTCGTTTCATACGCTGTGGAAGGTCCTGTTCTTTGTGCTGGAAGTGAACTATGGCTCTTTTTTCGCGGACGGAGGTATTGGACAGCTCCTCGTCCAAGCGGCGACGACCAGTACCAATCCGTCTACGAAGAATGCCGCGAGTTCCTAGACCCGGAGCTGCACGACGAGGTCGAGTGTTGGATGCTCGTCTTGAACGGGGTATGCAGCTGGCAGGAGCTGAACGAGTATTGGTCCTTCGAGGACATACGACGCGCAGCCGCCATGCTGGAGTATAAAGCGGAAACTGAACGACGAATCGAAAAGATAGTCAAGGCCACGAAGGGGAATTGACAGATGGTAATAAGAGAGCTGATAACGAGAGTTGGTTTCGCTGTCGAGAACAGCAAGCTAGCCCAAGTGGACCGCGACGTCGGTGCGCTCAAGGGTAAGCTCGGCGGCATGACCAAGAACCTCGACATGGTAGCGAACAAGCTCATAGGTGTCGGCGGCATCATGACTGCTGCTGTCTCTCTACCTATCGGCCTCGTAGGACTCTCGTCTGTCAAGGCAGCGTCGCAGGTGCAGCAGCTGGATATCGCTTTGACTACGATGCTCGGCTCGGCTGAACGGTCACAGGCCCTCATTGAGGACATGATAGCGTTCACCGAGCGTACGCCTTTCAAGCTGGAGGGCTTGCAGCAGACGGTGAAGCAGCTCATTGGTATGGGCTTCGAAGCCGACACGGTACTTGACACAGTAGAAAACCTCGGTAACGTTTCAGCCGGGACCGGGGCAGACCTACAGCGAATGGCCATCAACCTCGCGCAGGTGAAGCTGCAAGGAAGGCTCACCGGGCGCGACCTCCGCGATTTCGCGGTGCAGGGTGTCCCTCTCATAGCTCAGCTAGCGAAGCAGCTAGGCGTGACGGAGAAGGAAATCACGAAGATGGTCAGCTCCGGGAAGATAGGCTTCGACGACGTGATGAAAGCGTTCGCCGCCATGAGCGGAGAAGGCGGTCGCTTCGCCGGGCTGATGGAGAAGCAATCAAAGACGCTCGGTGGTCTGTGGTCCATCTTCCTCGACAAGCTGTTCCGGGTTCGCGTTGAAATCGGAAAGATGCTGGTCGAACAACTCAAGCTAGACAAGGTCCTCAAAGCTTCAATCAAGGTGCTGGACGTCCTAGTCAAGATACTGACCAAGATGCCGAAACCGCTCAAGCTTATACTCATTGGAATGGTCGGTTTCGCTGCTGCTCTTGGTCCGATTCTCATAGGTGTCGGTCTGTTGATTAAAGCCTTCTTGGTCCTGAAAACCGTGTCGATTCTGACCGGGCTAGCGATGGGCACGATTTCGGCTCAGCTGCTCATTTGGCCAGCCGCGATACTTGCAGTGCTGGCCGCGTTGTTCCTTATCATCAACGACTTCCAAACGTGGAAAGAGGGAGGGAACAGCGTCATAGGCGAGTTCCTCAAAAGCTGGACGAACCTTGTGGACAGCATCAAAGAGATATGGGGCGCGTTGAAGGGCTTCATCAAGGACATCTTAGTTGGCGACTTTGACGAGATACAGAGGAAGCTGGAGCTGCTCAAGAAGACGCACGCTATCTTCATGCACGACGTGTTCGGCATTGGTGCCGACCCGACCGCAATACCGAAGATACCGATAATCCTCAACTCGCTGGAACATCAAGTCTTCCAGCACGCGAGGTCGTTGCCAGCAGGAGAACAAGAGGCCTTCTTGAAGTCGCTGTCCGGGCTAGACTCCACGGGCGTAGCGGCTGCGCTGGACAGGTCACTAGCGAGGAACGCCGGAGGAGGAAACAACGTATCGATGAACAACGAGTTCGTGGTGCAGGTCCCGGAAGACACGACGCAGAACCAAGCAAAGAAACTGACGACCGAGGCCGCTGCCCTCATGGGCGAAGCAGCCGAGGACCTCGTCGCTAACAGCCAAGGGAACAAGTGATGGTAACGATACTCATAAAGGACGCTGACAACCGGGAGGTGGGCTTTTTCACGCTGGACGCCACGCCATCCGAGCAGCACATGTATGAGAGCCGCCCGACACAGTACCCGGTCGAAACCGGGGTGCTGATAAGCGACCACATTCGGCGCATACCGGAGAAGCTCTCAATCGACGGGTTCATCACCAACTCACCTGTTATCGTGTTGACCGAAGGCGACCAGTTTACGAGTGACAACGCGCAGCTAGCGTTCGATGCTCTGACACTGATATACGAGGAGCGGTACCTGTGCGACGTGACGACTCGATTCAAGTCGTACACTGACATGTGCCTTTCCCGTCTGTCAATTCCGCGGACGAACAAGACAGGCGACGCGATAGCCTTCTCGGCTGCTTTCACCAAGATAGTCAAGGTAGCGACCGAGACAGTAACAGGACCGGAAGTGTCGGCAGCGACGTCCGGCCCAGCAGCAGGAACGGATAAGCAAGCACCGACCAAGGTGAAGAAGGGAAAACAAACACCAGCCGACTCGATTGCCTACGACATAGGCGAGTTTGTCGGCATCTTTTGAGGAAGCGCTATGCCAAAGACGATACCATGGGCCGTCTTCCCGGCCTTTTCAAATGAAGTGACGCTGGAAGGAGTCGTGTATCGATTCACCTTCGTGTGGAACTACCGTGGCCAGTACTGGACCATGAGCATATACGACCGCGACGACGTCGCTTTACTTGTAGGCGTCAAGTTGGTGATGCGGTTCAGCTTAACGAAGCACTACCCCGGACGCGCAGTTCCTCCCGGCGTGTTCATGGTGTCGGACCCGAAACAGGTACTTGACAGGGTGGAAGACGGAGACATGGGAGCGAATACCGAGCTTGTTTACTTCACGGAAGACGAGGTGGAAGCAGCAACATGAGCCAGTTTGATAGAATAGCGTCCTTGTTGGTCGGCACAGCCGGAAGTCAGGAAGCAGTCTTGATTGAAGGTCTGCGCATTGGCTTTTCCGTGACCAAGACCAAGGACGCCACGACGAACAAGGCGCAGGTGGTCGTGTACAACCTGAACGAGGACACGCGCAACAAGATAGGCGGCAACGTACTAAAGACGCGTGCCACTTTACAGGCAGGATACGCCGAGGGTGACGGGTTACAGAACATCTTCACGGGCGACATCACCACAGCAACGACCCGGTACGACTTCCCGGACATCGTGACGACGCTGGACTGCAAGGACGGCTTCAAGGAAGTGCAGGACCGTCTGTCCGTTTCATTCAACGCTGGCTCCAAGGTGCGCGACGTATTGAACGACGTCATGAACAAGCTAGGAATCTCGCGCAAGTCGAGCAGCGTGGTGATACCCAACCACGAGTTCGTTAACGGGTTCGCATTCGGTGGACCAGTTAAAGACCTCTTGGACAAGATGCTAGGCGCGGTCGGCTACACGTGGTCCTTTCAGGACGGTGAGTTGAAGTTCTACCCGAAAGACGGGAAGGACGAAACGCTGCCTTTCGACTTGACAGCTGAGACTGGACTGATTAAAGCTCCTGAGAAGGTGAAAGACGTATCGGGTGACTCCGGCGACAAGGAGGCAATACCGGGCTGGAATGTAACATCGCTGCTGCTTCCTAGCTTGGAGCCGGGGAATCCGATACGGGTGTCCAGCAACGCGCTACCGACACCGACTGACTTTGTAATCGAGCGAGTGGAGCACCGGGGCGACACCTTTGGTGGCGAGTACCTGACTTCGCTCTTGGTGAAAGAGATATGAACAAACCGACACTAACACAAGGCGTCAAGGCCGCTATCGACTACGCGCTGCGCAGCATACACACCTGTCTGCCGGGCAGGATAGAGGAGTACGACCACGAAGAACAGATGGCCAGTGTGACTCCCCTCTTGTCAATCGGCTACGAGGACGGCACCAGCTTGGACCTGCCAATCGTGCAGAACGTCCCGGTGGTGTTCCCCTCCGGTGGCGGCGCGTCGATTACGTTTCCGCTCGAACAGGGCGACGGCGTGCTGCTTGTCTTCTCGGAGCGGTCTATCGACCAGTGGCTGGCCCGTGGTGGTGTCGTGGTCCCGGACGACCCACGCATCTTCGACTTGTCAGATGCAATAGCGATACCGGGGTTGAACCCGTTCAAGGGGAATGGGCTGGCGCAGGACAACGATGGCGTGTGGATATCGTATAACGACGCGACCATAAACATAAAGAAGGACGGACAAGTGGACATCAACGACGGCAACCTGACGGTGGACCTATGAGCGAGCTAGCAATCACAGTTCCGATTTCGCTGGCCTTCGTTCCAGTGCTGCCGATTGACGCGACGACCGGGCAGGTCATAGTGCAGTCGTTCACGCTGTCACAGAAGTGCTTGACAAATGGCATAGGGATGTTTATCGATAAAGTGACCGTCGCTATTTCGCAGGTGACAGCTCCCGGAGCAGGAGCAACGATACCGGACCCGGTGGTGCAGATAGTCGACATCGTGGCCGATTCACCAGCAGCGGAGCTGGGCGATATGTTCCTTAAGATAGGCGACAACACCGGGATTTTGACCGCGACGCCACAGATACCGGGAACACCACCTGTCTCGTACCCGACCAACTTCCACGTGGAGTTCGACGGGACCGGGCAAGACAAAGTGAGGGTAGGGTAATGGCAGAGCTGAAAGACCTAAAGCTGTCTGACGACAAGCACGACCTCGTATTCGAGAACTACGACCTGTCGTTCGTCAGCGGACTTGACAGAGTGAAACAGAACATGCGCATCCGGCTTTGGACCTTCAAAGAGGAGTGGTTCCTCGACCTGAACGCCGGACTGCCTTGGTTCACCGAGATACTCGTCAAGAGTCCCGATTTACAGGTGATAGACACGCTGCTGCGGCGCGAGATACTCGCCGTGCAGGACGTGCTTGAAATACAGCAATTCAACCTACAGTACAACGCTTCGGCGCGGACCATGCGAGTCGACTTTACAGCTAAGACTACGTTCGGCGAGCTGGAGCTGGGAGAGACGATATGACTTTTGGACTTACAGACGACGGTTTTACCCTAAAGCGACTAGCCGACCTACGCGAGGAACTCGAACAGGCGTTCCGTGACCAATGGGGCGAGGTGAACGTCGGAGCCGACTCGGTCAACGGGCAGCTGATAGGCGTCTTTTCGAAGACGCTGGCCGACGTGTG